GAATTGTCGGCTTGTCTATCAAATCATCATAATCGCCACTTGTCGCAACTGTTGACAAATCGGAAAACTGTACATAATTTGTTAGGTCTATTTCCGTAGTTCCGATAAGTTCCCAACCTTGCGAAGTTCCGTCTGTGTTTATATATTCATCATAAATATTTTCGCTTGCGGGATCCTGCTTCGGTAATAAATAAATTGTACTCGTTGAAATATCAACCGTTGGGAGCGTCTGTACTACTTCAAAATTCACGCCCGTCATGGTGTTTATTAGCTCGCAAATTCTTTTTATGACTTTGCTGTCTCCGGTGTAATTTATAAGCATTTATACTTCCTCTAATTTATAAAATATTTTCATGGACATGGTGTTATTCTTAACGACCGGCGTTTGTAAATTGTTAATTGTAGCTAAATAAAGGGGATTGCAAAAAGCGCCGGCGCCGCCTGTGCTTCTCTGGAATGTTAAAGCCTTTGAGCTGTCGTCCTGCGTCAGGTTCTGCGTAAAATTATTTATATTATAAGACCCGTTTGTCTTTTTGATGGTTTTGTTTTGGTCGTCGTAAATAAAAAGTGTTTTATTGTCGCCCGTATCTCTCAACCACCATAATAAAATATTGTCGCCCGCTTGGCCTGCCCACTGATCTGTGAAGACTCCGCCCGTCCAGGTTCCTGCCGCTATTGTGTCAAATAATGACCCGTCTAAATTAAAGACCGCCCATCCGCCTCCGCCTTTTTGCATGAATAATTTATCTTTTGCGACTCTGGGTGCGAAAGTTTCAAAGTTTGCCGAGCTTGTAAATGTCTTTTCGGTGATCGTGTCGTTGCTCGGGTCGTATACCCATATATAATAAGTGCCGACCGTTATAATTCCGTAGCCGTCGCCCCTGCTTAAATATATTTTGCCGTTTGATGCGCTCGTCGCAAAAGTTGAAGTAAAAAAGCTGTAATTTAGACCGGACACGTCTATGGGTGCGCTTGTCTCGGATATACCGTCAAACACCGAGGCGTTCTTCAATGGCAATTTATATTTTTTAACTGTGACCGTGTTGGCGCCGGTGTCAAAATCAAAGTTATATAAAACGCCGTCAAGTATAATATTATTGTTATTTGTAAAAATTGCTTGCGGGCATGCGTTGCCCATGCCTGCGTTCTTGTGTAAGTTCCACGGGCTTGTGACCTGCTTCATGTTTGCGTTTCCATAGCCTATTAGCCCGCCCGTTCTTGAAGTCAAACAGACGCTTGATATTGTTCCGTTAGCCTGCGCCGTTGTGAAGTCGTAGACCTGCGTTATACTGGACGGGGCGATAATGCTTTCGGCGGCGTTATAGCTCCCGAGCTCGTTCGGTTCGCTTGCGTTCGTTACTCCATAAGCGCCGTTGCCGACCATCTCGTTTCCTGCGTTCATAAATTGTGAATTAGCGGGCACCGAATCCTTAAAAAGCAAAATGCCGCCTACTATTTCAGCAAACGCCGGCGCTTGGTTGTCTGGCGCTCCTAAATTGGAATAAATAGACGCATTTGAATAGCCCAGACCCCTTAGTCCTTCGCCTAAAATATCGGCTTGAAAAGTGTTGCTTGATTTGTATCTGTCGACCCTGCCGTGTTTGGTTTTTAATATGATCTCTGTTTCGCCGTGTATTCTCATTTTTTACTCCATCGTGACTGTGTCTGTTACTGCTCCGAATAAAAGAACGGGGAGCACTATGTCGTCGGGTTCGTCTTCAAGCTGTAAAATTCCGCCCCAGTCGTCGGACGCATAAAGGTTTTGACCGTACAAACTGCCGTTTAGTGCCTGTGTTTCAACGTGCACCGAGCCTCCGTCCGCTTCCAGATAAACCTCTAATAAATGAATGTTTGCTTCTTGGTTTAAATTAAAGAATTTTAAAAGGTTTAAAAGGTGCTTGCCGTCCTGCCAGGTTTCCCTGGGATAATAGTCCGTCAATTCAACCCCGTCTATTTTATATATTATTTTGACTCTTGCGTCGGTATAGTCTAAGCCGTCGACCGTTGTTACAACCTGGCACAAAAGCTCCGCTTGAAAAATAATAATTGTGGGCTTTGTGTTTTGGTATCGAATCTCTATAATTCGTTCACTGCTGCCGTCTGCGACGTCTATATCGTTTATATTTGTAAATGTATAGAATTGTATATCGTCGCCCGATGTTTTCCTCTTGACCGACGTCAGGCTCTTTTCTGCCTTCGTTTTTCCGCTCTTATTTACGGGCACCGATTTGATCTTATAAGTGCCGCCGAAAGTCCAGGCATAATTAGCAATTATAAATTTATTTGTGCTTGACCCTGATCCGTTCGGGAAAGATAAAACGTCGCCCAGGTCGTATTGTGCGCCGAATGGGATATCAACTTCGCAGGGTGTAAATTCTATATTAGAAAATGCGCCTAAAATATCCGGGGCATATAATGGGGCGTCTTCGCCCTGCATGAACGGGTTAGCGCCGAGCGCCATCGTTCTGCCGTCGTCCGGTGTCTTTGCAAAGTATAGCTCGTCACCCTGCTCTATGTCGGAAACTGTAAGCGCCGTATATTTTGTTATTTCGTCGCCGTATTTTGAAGTTTTAAAGCGTGCGACCGTCTGGATCGTGTCGTCTGTGGTCTTGTGAAATGTTTTTAAAACAAGTTGACCGCTTCTGTCCATCGTAGCAAAAGCCGCCAGGCTCTGTGCTATCCAGTGTATTAAATCCCTATAATTTTCGATGTCGCTGTCTGCGCTTAAATAACAAGTTTTGTTGCCGTTCGGCATTGCCTCAATATCTGCCCGTGTGTTTGCGAGAATTATGCCGCAATTATCGCAGGCAAATTTCAAAAGGTCGTAAGGCGCCGCCGAGGTTGCTATCGTGTTAACGCTCAGGGGCTCGTCAAACAGCGCCATATAATCGTAAGCCGTGACGGCTGTTATTCCGTCGGCGTGGGTTGCGCTGTCTACTCTAAAAATGCCAATAGGAACGGGCACCGACTCGTTAACGGTCACGCCGATGCCGATATCCTTTCCGACCCACTCGTTTCGGGGGATGGCTATTCCTGTAAAACTTATTTTCATTTGCCCTATGTAAACCCCGCCGAATGAAAATTCGGAAACGTCGCAGCACTGGTTTGTAAAAGATAAGCTTCCGGCGATGACGTTGTCTTCGTCAAAAGTTATGCCGCCTATATCTCCATAAATTGTATAAGTTTGTATCGGGTCTTTTGACTCCGTTAATAGCTGAAACATAAGCACCTACATTTCAATTAAATCAAAGTTAATTTGCCACACGCCGTTGGTCTCCGTCTTTTCGGATCCTTTTATTAGGCTTTTTGAAAAGTTGCGCATCCGCATGGTTTTTTCTGCGTATGCTTTTGTGTATGAATCCCAGACTTTTACTGTTGCGGGTGTAGTTGTCAAATATACGTTTTCGAAAAACTCCGCCCAGCTTCCCATTAGCTGGTAAGAACAGGAAAGCGTAAGCTTGCCCAGGCGTCTGACCTGGACGATGTCGGTTCCTGCTTCGCTCTCGTTTACGCTCTCCAACGTCTCGAAATTTTCTTTTATTGGGGTATCTGGAAACGGCACCGAGGTTCCGTTTATTTTTAAAGGATAAGAATCAATTTTAATACTACTCATCGGCCGCCGCTCCTATAATTTGAAGTGTTCAAAGCGTCCACGATTTTGGCGTCTAAAAATTCGTCGCCTAAATATACCGGGACTGTCATTTTTCCGAATCCTGCCGACCTCATGGCGTTTATGATCGAATTCGCCAGGCGGTCATAATCTATCTCGGGGGCGTTATTTAAAGGCGTAACGGATGCGCCCTTTGGTAGCGTCAAAAGTTCGGCGCCTTTTTCTCCGACTATTGCCTGCCCTTCCTCGGTTATTATTCCGCCTTTTGCAAGCTTGGGAATTTGCACCCGTGGGATGGTCGCTGCGTTTGCGTCGAAATCAACACCGGGGATAAGGCTTGCGAGCCTTTTAGCTGAATTTATAATCGTGTTTATTGAATCAACAAACAAATTGATAAACGCTTCAAGAAAAACTATTAAACCGTTTATGTATGTTTTCATGATCTTCAAAATGCCCGACCATGCCATCTCCCAGTTGCCTGTAAATACTCCCGTTAAAAATTCGCCTACGCCTTCAAATAATGCGATTATATTATCAATAAAAGGCTTTACGAAATTAAAGACCATGTTTAAATAGTCTGTAACGGTTCCGGCGGTCAGCTGTATGGCAACATTTAACGCTGGGATAATGCCTTCTATTATCTGGCGCAAGCTTTCAATTAAAGGGGGCAGGACTGCGTCTAATAAATTAACGCATGGCACTAATATAGCCATCAAAAGCCCTGCTATTGGTTCAATTAACGGGATAAGTGTTGAAATAACCGGCAAAAGCGCATTTATTAAGTCAAGCGCTAACGGGAGCACGGTTTGTATGATCTCAATAGCAACCGGCAAAAGTGCGGACAAAAGGTCGAATAATACCGGCAAAAGTGCCGAGACCACTTCGCTTATGATCGGCGCAAGCTGTGCCATGTAGCCCTGTATTTGTGGCATAAATGTCAATACTTCTTGAATTATGCTAATTAAAAGCGGAAACAAAGCCGACCCGATTGAAGTTCCCAAAGATAAAACGGTTTGTTTTAAATCGCTTAAAAGGTCGCCAAACTGCACCCCGGCGTTGACTGAATCCTGGGACATAACGATGCCCAGTTCGTGCGCTCTGTCTGTTAGTGCCGTGAAATCTTCACCGCTCTGTGCTAATAACGGGGATAAATTATAAGCCACTTTTTCTCCGAATAATTCCGCCGCTTTTGCGCTCCGTTCTTCTTCGGTCGTTAGTGACATAATTTCGTTTATTGCGTCGTTAAAATTCAGGTCGGTTCCTTCAAGCTTCTTTGCTGCCTGCTCCATGGTGCTCATTTCGACTCCGCACTGGCCTGCGGCGTATGCGAGCTCTTGGTAGCTTTCGGCGTCAATGCCCATTCGGATGCTTGCTTTGTCTATCTCGTCGGCGGTCTGCGAAACGTTATTCGCAACGCCCAAAGCGGCACCGCCCACTGCAAGCATTGCGCCTCCTGCTATGGACGCAAACTCCAGGGCGCCTTTTCCTACTTTGCCGAGCGTCTGGCCTACGGTTGACGCCTTCTTGTCTGTTTTTTGTAAACTGTCGTTTGCTTTGTCCGTATCAATGAAAATTGACCCGACAAGTTTAAAAATTTCCATTGCCATGGTTCTGCTTCCTTTGTATCTCTTCCGCTTCTTTTAAAAGTTCGTTTGCCGGTCTCCAGTCTATGTTTGCGCCTGTAAATTCTTCATAAAATTTATCAAACGTCATAAACTTGCCCGCTTGTATCAATAACGGCAGCAGGGCTGTGTATTGTAAATATATTTTTTCTTTCTTTTCCTGGGAAATTGCCAAAGATAAAAACTCGATAAACTCTTCGGGCTCCATGCCCTTTATAAATTCCAGGCTTTTGTATCTATATAATAAAAGCTCTTTTATTTCGGTTTCGTTACTTTGGCAGCCGACTCGAAAAAAGCGAGCCACCTTTCAAGCGTCGCAACTTCAAGCGCTTTATTTAAAAAGTCGATGGGATCCATTTTCTTTATATCGTCGGCGCTCTCTTCGAAAATGTCCGAAAAGAATTTATAAATTTCCGTTTCGATCTGCGGTTCTGCTGCCTTTTCTATCAATAATAAAAGAATGTCATAACCGAAAGAATCGACGTTAACGTTCTTTATGTCTTCAATTTCAAGTATTTTGTTTTTTAGTTCTTCTTTTATTCCTGCTTTGTTTATAATTCTAACAAGTGCGAAAACGTCGCCCGTTTGTAAGTTTCTCATACAATTCTCCTTTAAAAAAAACGAGGGGAGGGTTTGTTCTCCCCTCTTGGGTTTATGCGCTCGCCTCTATTGAGGTGTAAAGGTCTGTCAAGCGTGTTAACATCGTTAATACGTTCATCGTTAATTTAGCTCTTGAGCTTTCCATAACAATACGGCCTTTTACTGCTCCACGGTCTCCGTCTGCGTTGATCTCTCTGTATTCTCTCTCAACGTTAAAGGATCCGCCGCCTCTTGTTAATGCCACCGCCGTTACGCCAATATAGAAAACGCCGGCGCCGAGTAAAATCTCGCTTGCTCCGCTTGTGGGTGTTGCGTCCATGGTAATGCTCCAGGGTTCTGCCGTGCTTGCGCTTGCGCTGTCTGTGTTAGCATAACAAGCTTCGAAAGTTGCGGACGGCACCACGTCGTTCTTTTCTGCAAACGTCCATTCAATGTTACCCGTGTTTATTGCGTCGTTTAACTGGATTGTTATTTCGTCGCCGCCTTTGGTCTTGCCGACCCATTTAACGGTTTTGAAGTCTGCGGAAATTACGGCGCCCGTTCCGAGATATGTTGTAGCTGCCATTTTGTCTCTCCTTTAATTATTTTTTGTAGTTCTGAATTTGAAATCGTATTTGCCTATGTTTCAGGGTTTTGTCCGGGTCTATAATTGACCGCCTGTCTATTTTGTAAAATGTCGGCAGGATTCTTGTCTGCGGTAAGTTCTGCGCCTGCAAAAGGTCTTCTATTTGGTCAGCCAGTTCGTCGACCGTTGTGGTGTTGGTTCCCTTCGTCCAGACGTCAACCTCTAAAATATAATCTTGTCTGCTTAGATCCTGCAGGTCTACCTGCCGAAAGTCAAAAACAACATGCGGAAAAATAGCCGAGTCTGCCGCCTGTTCAAAATAAACATTTGTTGCTATTGTTTTTAATTTTGTTTGTATTAAAATTTTTAGGTCGTTTGTTCTGGTGTCAGTCGCCATCGTCGTTGTACTCGCTTTCGTTTGTTAATGCCAGGGCTTGTGCTTCGTCTTCAAGTGCAGATAAATATTTCGACTCAATCTCAACTATTTTTTGTATGTTGCTTTCGACCGTTTCGCTTAAAAGTCCGAGCTTCGGTGTTTGGCTTGTGCCGAATTCCTGAAAGTAAGCATAAAAGCCGTCGACTTTTCCGCTTTTCAGTCCGACCTGTACTCGGGGCGCTGTGGTTGATTTTGAAGCTATTACGTTATAGTTGACCGCCTTTCCTGCGTCGCCTGTGTGCCTTTTAAAATGGCTGTAATAAACCTCACGCCATTTTGTCCGCACAAATTTTCCAACGTCCCGCAGGGCGGCTCTGGATAATTCGTGTATGTAGTATTGGCAGGCGTCAACGTTGGACGTGTATGTTACGCCGTTTTTATTTATTTTTGTGACGCTTTTTGGTGCACTCATTCAATTCCCTTTTTGCATACGATTTCAAGGTTAATTTTGTTTCTGTATGTTCGCAGGACTGTGTATATTTCCTCGGTTCCTCCAAAAGGTTTATACTTTAACTGCTTTTCGCCTTCGTAGTCTGCAAAGTCTGCAATTAAAAATTTTATTTCAGGTTTCAAGCCTACGGCCTCCGCCTGGTAAAATTCCGTTTGCCCGATGGACTTAGCGTCTGCGAACACCTGCCGCTCTGCGAATGTCTGGACGGTGTCGCCGTATTCGTTTATGGTGTTTGTTTCTTTTAATAAAGTTATAACGTCATTAAACATTTTCAACTTCTCCCGGCTGGCTCTTCCTTAAACAGTCGCATTGGTATAAAAAAGACCCGTTGTAGCGTTCGGCGTCTTTTGTTTCGCTCGCAAAATATGCAAGTGCATAAGTCTTTATTGCTGTTTCGACGATCTCGTCATCGCTCTCAGCCCAGGTTGTATCAACCCCAGCCCGCTTTAATTCCTGGCGGGCTGAGGCTATAACGTCGTTTATTTCGGCATCAAGCAAATTATGCGAAATACGCAAAGCAAGTTTGACTTTGTCCGCTATGGTGGGCGGTGTCGGTGTCGGATCTTCGTTTTGTTCCTCAACCTCTAAAAGTTCATCAGTCATGGCTTGCTCCTTTCGCTATTTCTTTTTAGTCGTCCTTTTTGCAGGTGCGCTTTTCTTTTCAAGCTTGGGAATTTGCGCCACCGCTGTTTCTTCCGGCTTCACGAATCCCTTTTCGGCAAGCTCTGCCGCTCTGTCGTCTGCGTACTCTATGCGCTGGCCTGCGTTATAGCATGCACCGGTTTTTAAATCCCGGTAGTTAATTAAAGCGGTGACTTTCATTCCTGCCTCCTTTAAAATTAGCCTGCTGCAGGTGCTGTAATGTTAACGAAAGCGCCGCAAGCGATGGGCTCTACTGCGATGTATTCTCTGCCGAGAATTCTGACCATGTCGCTGTCCATCTCGGTTAATTCGTCGAATTTGATCTCTACGCCTTCGCCGTTGGGGTGATTAGCAAGAGCACCGAATCCGAAATCGCCGACAATGGCATAGACCGTGTTTTCTGCTGCTCCGCTAAGTGCGGGGAGCGCTGTTGTCTTGATAACGGGTAAGCCCTCGAAAACGTCCTGCGCAAAATATGCCGAATATCCAGCGACCTTAAATGCTGCCCAGGTTGCGGGGTTCATAACGACCACGGGGTTTGTTGCCTCGTCTGAAAGCTGGCCGAGTGCCTGTGCGATGGTTCCTATTGCTGCGCCTGCTTTTACCTGCTTAGCATAAGGGTGTGTTGCGTCTGCTGTTGTGGGCAGTGCTGCAATTTTGCCGATAAGAATTGCCTTTGCCTTTGCAACGATTTTATATGTGATCTCGTCATAAATGTAATTAAGGAAAGCAAGACCACGCATGTCCTTTACTTCGTCGGAAATCTTAACAAGCTTTTTAATTGACTCGGGCACAAGTGTAACGATGCCGAGGCTCAGGGTCTCTTCGCTAATTGCTCCGCTGCCTTCAAGATGCACTACTGCGTCGCTTCCCGATATCTCAAACTGCACTTTAAGGTTGCCGGGAATTGAAACCTTTTTAACAAGGCTCATAAGATCGCTCTTCTCCCATGCGGTCTTTACAATGTCATAAACTGCGTCGGGAATTGCCACCGTTCCGTCTCCCACGTTAGTGGTTAAAAGCGATCTGATTTCCTCTGTCTTGCCTGTCTTGATATATTCTGCGAAAGCATCAATATATTCGGGGGTGTTTCTGAATTCTTTAACGTCCATTTTTTTCTCCTCTTTTCTCTCTTCGATAATTTTTGCCTTTGCGCCGTTGTTTAATTCTTCGGCGTTTGCTTTTCTGGTCTCTAAGCTGTCGAGCTCTGCTTTGCGTTCTTTAAGTTCTGCCAGTTCGTCTGCAAAAGCTTTTATTTCGTCTGCCGACTCGGACTGTGCTTCAAGCTCGCAAATTTCAGCCATTCTGCTTTCGACCTGTTCTTTGGTCATCTCTTTAAGATCCATTTTTAGCTCTCCTTTACAAAATTAAAATGTGCTCTTGCTTTTTCAAGCTCTGCCGCTCTCTTGAGTCTCTCCGCTCTCTCCTGTTCGATAAATCCATCGAATTTTGACCGAGTGCTGGCGTCTATATCTGTGTACGGGTTAGCGGGAAAGCTAACGGCCGAAACATCATATAGCTTTTTAATGTGTTTAATTGTTCGGGTGTGCGTTCTCTCGTCGTATTCTTCGGCGTCTACGGTAAATGCAAAAGACATCTGTGAATACATCCCCGTTTGTATCTCTTCGAACATTTCCCGGGCTGCTGCCGTCTTGCTCAGGTCTGTTCTTGTAAAAAGTCCCTTTTCGTCGATGGAAAGCTCCAACGTCTTGTTTTTGGTTCTGGCGTATACCGTGCCGACGTGATCTCGTAAAAAAATTACGTCGCTCATGTCGCAGTCCTCGAAAGCTTCGGGGTCGATCTTCTCTTTATATTCGACGCCGTCGTATTCAAAAAGTGTGTATGTATCAAACGTCGAGGCATACCCTTCGACCCTGTATGTCGGCTCGTCGCCTTCTTCTCTTATCTCAACCATGGGAAAACTTCTGTATTCCCTGTTGTCTCTAATTGCCATCGTTTTCTTCCTCCTCTTCTTTCGTGGGTTCTTCGTCCAGGGTGTCGCCTGTCTTTGCTGTGTCAAGTCTTAAAATAAAATCGTCGCCGCCTTCGTATGGCGCCATATTGAATAGTTCTCTGTATTCGTTCGGCGTCATCAGTCCTCTGTCGACAAGTGAAACCATACTAATTTTTGTGCGTGCGCTTGCGTATTGTAAGCGGTTTGACTCGTACCATATTTTATTATCGAAAGCGATTTCACGGTCTGTAAAAATCTTTCGTGTTAGCTCCAACGAAAGCGCCACTAAAAATGGCTCGATGCGTGCTTCATAAAATGCGTCGTATTCGCTTTCGGTATATCTGGACGCCAGGATCCTCTCGTTAACTCCGAAATATTTATAAACCCTTTCGGTATAATCCTTTTTTTCCTCCGCCGTGGCGGTTGCGGGTTTCATGTTTATCTCTTTAAATTCCTGTGTGGCGTCAAGCGATGCTATTCCTCCCGAATTGTCCAGGTTCATGTAGTCCTGCACAAATTGTTCTTTTTGCCTGCGTACATCGTCCGGTGAAAGCATGGCTTTTGTGCTTTTTAAAATTCCTCGCAGGTTTGCTGTGCTCTTTACTGCGTTTGCTGCGCCTTTGTCCAGGGTGTTTATTATGTCAAGCGTATTAAATAAAGGGGAGTTGCTTTCGCCGAATATATCCGAGTTTAAATAGTCTTTTCTTAACACCGCTAAGTCTTCCCACGGGAGCGTTAATTGGTTTGTGGCGGTTCCTACAAATTGAAATTGAATAAAAAGGCCGTTTTTGTACTCGACCGCCGTGGCGGTTGAATACGGCACGGGATAAAAGCCCGTCACTCTGTTTAAAGCGTCTCTTTCAATAAATAAAAAAGCCGTGTTTTTTACTTCAAGTATATTCCTAAGCTTTGCCAGCATGTCCTTCCCGTTCATGTATTGGTTCGGGTTAATAGCTAAAAGGCGCTCGATGCGTTTGTCGGTGCACCTGGGGTTTGCTTTGCTGGTATGCTCTGCCAAAGCTCGAATACAAGCACGGACGTCGTCGCTCTGGTAGATATCGTTGCCGAAAAATCCAAAATAAGCCGTGTATGCGTTCAACTCTTTAAAAGTCGAGTATGTCTGCGCCTGGTCTTTTTTAACTCCTTTAAACAGGTTTAATATGCCTCTTTTTTCTTTCATTTCTCACCTCACGTATGGCATGAATTCTTCCCGGTGTTTGGTATATCCTACAAAAGCGTTTAAAAGCGAGACCATGCCGTCGATGCGTCGGTCTTTGTGTATCTTTACCGGCTGGATGCTTTCAATGCCGTCTTTGTTTAAACTCTTGACCCCGGTATTAGCTAAGCACCACCGGAGGATTGGGTTGTTGTTATAATTTATTTTTTTATCCTGCAAAGCGCACCCCAGTTCCTTCATGGGCTGGCTCCAGGTAAAAGCGCCCTGCGCTGTTTTCTCCATCTCGAATCCGCTTTCGGTCATCTCTTCCTGCCAATAGCCGGCGAGGGCTCGGTCGTAACAGATCCAAAGCGGGCGGATGTCGTATTTTTCAACCATATCTAAAAACCAGCGTGTTACTTTCGAATAGTCAACTTGTGCGCCTTCGTTGATCTCGACCCATCCCTGCTCCGCCCATAATTTATATGGCACCTGCTTCGTATCTGCGCCGAGGTTCTCGTCTAACTTCTTTTGTGGTATAAAATACTTTTGAAGCACGAAAAGCTCTTCACGGTTCGGTTTTCGTATTATAAGGGTTGCGCAGGTTAAATCGTAAACGCTCGAAAGATCGCACCCGCCTATTGCGTAACTGTGTGATATTTCGTCCATGGTGTATGTGGCCTCGTTTACAACCCATTCGAACGGGAGCCAGGTTGTGCTTCCGCTTTGCGGGATATTAAAATCTTTTACTAAAACGGTCGGTTTGAATGACGGATCGTCTTTCGCCTTTTGTACCATCTCCCGCAAATAAACACGGCTTTTTATTGTGTCCAGTCCCGGGTTTGCTTTTATCCATGCGTTTTCGTCCGTCCACTCGTCCGGGTTGTCTGCCTCGTAAATGAACGGCAAAAAACGGGGGTTTTTTATACTCCCGTTTATTACGTTTGCGGCATACTCATATTGAGCGTCAAAAATTCCCTCACGCACGTACCCGTTTGTAGTTATGCAAAATAAAAGCGGTTGTTTTCTGGCGCCCATGGACTGCTTTATCAAGTCGTATATGTCACGGTCTTTTATTGCCGATAATTCGTCAATAATTGCGGCGTGGGTGTCTAAACCGTCCAGGCTGTTGGAATTGCTCGCCAGGGCTTTAATATAGCCCATGTTTGCCTCAAAATATAAATCGCTCACCCGCTTCTTTATGTGCTTATTTAAAGCGGGGCTTTGTTTTATCATTTTGTGTGCTGCGTTAAATCCGAGCTTTGCCTGGTCAAGCATCGTGGCCAGGTTGTAAATCTGCGGGGCGCCTTCCTGGTCGTTTATTAGTAAATCAATAGCCACGGCAGCAGTCTCGGTTGTCTTGCCGTTTTTTCGTCCTTCAATTATCAAGCACTCGTTATATTGTCGCAGGTTGTTATCGTCAACAAAACCGAATAAAGCTTGCAGGCGTGCCTTTTGGAATAATTCAAGCCGTAAAGGTTCGCCGACGTTCCCGCTCGGTTGCTTGCAGAATTTTTCTATAAAATCCGTGTGCCGTTTTGCGATCACTTCGTCAAAATGGAAAGCATCGGGGCTGAGGTATCGCTCGACTAATATCTCGGACACCCGCTTCATTTTGTCGCAAGCGATTATTTTTCCGTCAAGAATTCCGCCGAAATATTTTTCGAATTCAAGCACTATTGATTGCCCCGTATGAATTCGAGCAGTTCGTCCCCTTCGTCGTCGTCTTTATCTCTCAGGGTTGTTATGATCTTCATAAGGGTTGTGACCGTCTGGTTCGCTGCTGTGGACGTCTTGTTATATTCTCCGACTGCCGGGTGCGTGTATACGTTCTCACGCCCCTTCACGTATTCTTTTGTGACCAGGGTGCCGTCTTCTTTTATTTTCTTTTCTAACTCCGTTAAAATGTTTATTTGTACTTGGTAGCGTTTAAACGTGGTTATAAAGAAAAAATTTTGTTCGACGCCGTGCTTTTCGGCGATGGCGAGTATTTCCTGCGCCTGCTCCGAAAGTGTTTTATTTGTTGCCATGTCAATTCTCCTTTATTGCCTTTTGTCCGGTCAAATTCTCCCAGCGCTGTATTATTACATCGCAGTATCTTTCGTCAAGTTCGCAAATATAACACCTGCGTCCTAACTCTTCGCAAGCGATAAGGGTTGACCCGCTTCCTCCGAATCCGTCAAAAACAAGCTCACCTTTTTTCGTTGAATTCCTTATCTGTCGGGCGAGCAGTTTAATTGGTTTCATGGTCGGGTGTAGTCCGCTTGTTAAAGGTTTGTCTTCGTTTATTACGGTTGTTGATATCTTCTCGGACATGATCTCCTCAACAAACTTGACAAGCTCTTCTTTTTTCATTTTCTTCGGGTTTATTTCCTCTTTATCTCTAAAAACTGTCGTTTGTTTTCTATCGTCCACGAAGTAGTGCGCCGCCCCTTCCTTCCATCCGTAGAGGCAGGGCTCGTGCTTCCACTGGTAGTCGCTGCGGCCAATTACTAAAATATTTTTATTCCAGATCAAAACTTCTTTGACTGGCCACCCTATATCAAAACAAGCCAGCCGAAAGTTCAGGCTTTCCGTGTCGGCGTGCCATATATAAAAAGCTCCGCCGTCTTTCAAAAATTCGTTTGCTGTTGAAAATGCCGCTTTCAAGAATTTATAAAAATCTTCGTTGCTCATCTTGTCGTTGTCGATCTTCATGGCTCCGTTCTTGTTCGGGCGCCACTCGTTTAAAGCTGCGGCTTTTTCTTCGTAGTTGACGTTGTATGGCGGATCGGTCAGGTATAGGTCGGCGACTTCCCCGTCAAATAATCGGGCTATTGTTGCCCGGTCGGTGCTGTCTCCGCAGATTAGCCTGTGCCCCCCCCATTTTCCAGACGTCGCCCTTTTTGCAGATGGGTTCCGTCTCTTCAACCTCCGGGGCTTCGTCGTCTTCGATGTCCGTTATGTCTTCAAGCTCTGTTATGCCCCAGTCTATGTCAAAATTTGTAAAATCAAGTTCGGGGATGTCTTCTTTTAAAAGTTCATAATCCCACTCGGACTCGTTTAGCTTATTATCTAAAAGCCTAAGCTTTGCGACCTGCTCCTCCGTTAAATCCTGCATTTTTAAAACGGGGACTTTTTCAAGCCCTAAACTTTTAGCCGCTAAAAGCCTACAATGTCCGATAATTAAAATATTATCTTTGTCAACGACTAACGGCTGCGCAAAGCCAAATTGTTTTATACTCTCGGCAACGTTTGCGACCTGTGTTTCGTCGTGCTTCTTGGCGTTTCGTTCAAAAGGCACGATTTTGTCTATGCTTAACTCTTGAATTTTCATTGTTTGCTCCTTAAACCGACGCTATGTTTTGCTATCCGGCGGCAAATTTTAATAAAATAAAAAATGTTTCGGTTTTCCAAAAAATCTTTATTTATCTAAACGCAAAAAAAGGAAAG